CAAGCCGACCGCACGGTGCCGTCACCCATCACGCGGTAGTTCTGCACGTCGAACGCCCCGCCGTCGTGGACGGTGGCAACGGCGAACCCGTGGTTCCATCGGTTGATGACCGCGTAGTCGGGCCGTAGGTCGCACAGGCATCCCGTGCTCCAGCACGCCGTTTCGTGGTGCCACATGTCCGACTCGGCGTGGTTGCTGGTCCGGTGCGAATGTCCCACCAGGCACGTCGATAGCGTCCGCATCCACGCACCGCGGGCGACGTTGACCGGAGCCGCCATCCCCTTCGGCAGTTCATGGCCGTGCAGCACCGGCAACTTCCCCAGCATGACCGGCCGCTGGTTATCGACGAGTTCGATGTCGAGTTTGTCTAGGTCGAGCCACGCCGTCAGGCTCATGCGTCGGTCGTCGCTGATCTCGGCGGCGTGCTGCCAGAGCCAGTGCTGCCACCGGTCCTCATGGTTGCCGGTCTTGTAGACGATCGGGATGTCGGGGAACTCCTGCCGCAGCCAGCCGAGGAACCCACGCACCGCCTCGAGTTCGCCCTTGAAGTCCCGGTAGGCCGGGTCTTTCATGTACCGGCTGATGGCGTAGAAGTCGGCTATGTCGCCGTTCAAAAGTAGCCCAGACAAGCCCTGCTCTTTCAGGTGGCCGACAGCGGCAGCCACGGCGACCTCAGAGTGATACGGCACATGCACGTCGGACAGGATGCCGATTGGGCCGGTGACCTTCAGGACGTACGGCGTCCAAGGCTGGGCCATCGACTTCGGCATGGCGAGGATCTCGCCGGCTTCTCGCGGGGGACGCGGGACCGTAGGCTTCTGCGTCTTGCGGTTCTTCTTGCCGTGTTGCCCGAACTGCCGCTGCATCCGCATGCGTGCCTGGTGCAGCGTGATCGCGCCGTTACTTTCCTTTACGAGTCGCCTTGCGAGCGTTTGCGCGGGGGCTTCGGGATGGAGTTTTGCGAGCCGCTCGGCCTTTCGCGTTATCGCGTCCCCTCGCTGCATCTGCCGCCTCCTTGCGATGTAGAACTATGTTGCCGTCGTCATCCGGCATCGGGTTGGCACCGTCCGCGTCTTCCTCGTAGTCAACGTCGTCGAGGCCAGTCCACCCGCGCTCATCCGTGCGCTTTGCCACGATGCAGCCTCCTCGCGTTGCTGATCGCTCTCTTGACCAGCACAGTACCCGCCGCGTCAATGAACGGCAGCCGCCTATTGGTGGCCTCCTCGCGGAGCCAGCCGACGATCGTGGGCACGTTGTCCGCGCACCAGTCGCAGCCGCGGATGTCCATCTCCACGGCACGCGCCAGGCATTTGCACCCGGCCTTCGGCGTGATGCCGATCTTGGCTAGGAGCTTTTTTAGTTCTGTGCCCGGGCCTTCATTCGGCGGCGGCGGGGCATGTTCGACCACTCGCATCTGGAGCAGGCCGCTGCCGGGGTTGTCGCCCAGCAGCTTGGCAATCGCCGCCGCGAGCGTGGCCGGATCCACGCGCCCCGAGTAAGGGATGACCATGCTACGTGTAGTCATGAACAGCACCCCGGCGGATCACAAGCACTGGTACACACAGACTCCAGGCAGTCTCGCGTGCCGTCGATCGCGTGCCGCACTTGCTTCCATTGGTCCCCGATGCACTGGCTACTGGCCGTACCGCCCAGACAGTTGCTCACGGTGAGGTCGTCGATGCAGTCCTGCTCGCTTGCGTACCCGTAGCCGTCGATTACCACCGGGTCCGACTCTGCGTTCAGCGGCGACGAGACTACGGAGACGAGCGTGCCGCACGGGCAGACGGCGAGCACCACGGTGAACGTGGTCACGTCCGGTGACGCCGGCGAGTTCGGCGAACACTGGTTTGTCTTCGTGACCGTGATGGTCACGAGTTTGCAATTCTGCGGGGGGCATAGGTCCAGAACGTCGGTGGATGAGTTGCAAAGGTTTGGAAACGAGTCTTCTACTGACACGGTCTTGGAGTAGAAGACTTTGTAATCCGCGGCTGGATCGCAGTCTGTCTCCAGTTCAGCCGGGTCGTCGCAAGAGGCACAGTCGTCGGCCTCGACCCACCCCTCAGCCGGCAGGTCGTCCTGTGTGCCACGCTCTAGAAGGGCATCGACGATCCAGTCGCCGGTGCCGGGAGTGGCGAGGACAAGTTTGCGAATGTCGGGGATGGCACCTGATGAGCCGGAAAACTCCTGCACGTACCAGTAGCGAGTGGCGCCAGGCAAGCACCAATCCGGTGCCGGCGGCGCGCCGTCTGGACACTGCTCCTCCAGCGCTGCCGCCGTGGCCACCACGCCGTTGATGTACGGCACGCTCCAGCCGAACCACGTGGAGCCGTTAAAAAAGATGTCATCCCGGCACTCGTTAGCCTCCCAAGACTCCTGGAAAAAATCGCGAATTTGCTGCTCAGTCCACCCAGGGAAGTTAATCAAAGCCTGCGCCACCTTTGCATCAACGCACGCCTCTTGTGATTCATATAGCCGGCTTATACAGCCCGGCAGTAGGTCAAGCAGGTCGTCATAGAGACTCAGGGAATACTGGCTAGGCGATAGCTCCCGGGCGTCAAATGCCCAGTCCCACGGAGCGCACGAACAGCAAGCGTCGCACGTCTGGCAGGTGCATGGCGTGCCGCAGCAGGCGCTACATGGTAGGAGCATCACTCACACTCCGCGGCGATGACGTACCAGCCGAACCCGTTGTTGCTCATGGCGACGTAGGCCGAACTGGGAATGGCGGCGAAGATGTTGTGCGCGACCATCGTCCCGGCCGTCGCCGTGGGCCTCGAAGTGGCCGTGGAAGGCGGACCGACGTAGAGCGTGATGACCGCCGACGATGCCTTCGACCACTCCGCTGTACCTACCTTGCCAATCATGATGCGGACGCCTGCCGCCCCACGATCGTTCACAGCGCCGCTCGTCTTCAGCGTAGGGCCGCTACGTTCGACCACCTTGACGGCGTGGCCGATACGCTTGGCGTCATCCTCGCTGAAGCCGTAGACCGGCATCGGTCACCTCGACAGGACGAGGTACTGCAGCCGAGCGGCCGACGTGTACTGCGTGCTCGTCACCGCTCGCAGGCCAAGGGTAATCGTCTCGGCCAACGGCAGGACCGCCGCCATGCCACGCTGAAGCTCGAGCACTTCCTGGCTGTTCGTCCCGTCGAAGCGGCCGATGAATACGGCGTGCGTGCCGGCCGTCTGCGTGGCCAGGTTGCGGAACGCCGCGTAGCCTGGGGCCGACACGATGCCGAGCGACAGCGTTTGCACCGAGGTGCCGATGGTCACCACGCCGGCCGCCGCCGCCTGCGTCGCCTGGTTGGCCTTGACCGATGCCGCGGCGAACCGGTCGGAGAAGTTGCCGTTGTCACACTGCAGCGTGACCGAAGCCTTGATTTCGTCAGCCATTAGATGCCCGCCTCCGTAAACAGGTTGCTGTGGACTTTCTCTTCATACGGATACGCCTTGCGCGTGAATATGTAGTCCTTGGCATTGGGGCCGGTGATCAGCGTTGGCAGAACCGCCAGTCCGCTGCCGTCGAGCTGCACCGGCTTGCTGACTGGATTCCCGGCAAGGTCGAGGATTGCCCGCCGCTCGCCGCCGACAACCTCATTGAAGCCAGCGTCGTGGAACTCGACGAAATGCCCCTTGGGGTCGTACAGCCATTCGACGGAGACAACCCACTGGTCCACCTTGTCGTCGAAGTCCGCGTTGTAGCCGACACACAGCATCGTCCGCCGCGATGCACCTAAGAAAGCGACCTCGTTGGTCGTGTTGACGTAGGATGTTAACGCGGCAATGTTTGGACTGACGACCTTGGTGTTGGTGTACGTCAGCCGAAGAAGGCAGCGGTTTTCCGTCAGCCCGTCCACCGGGTCGCCCGCCGAGTTTGTTGCCGGCTTGGGGGCAGCGTTGTACTCGCCATTCTCGCCCTGGTCCGTGAGCGGGCATTCCTTCTGTTCGGTCGAGATGCTAATCCGCTTCCACGTTTCGGTCTCTTGATCTTCAGGCGATGGCTGCTCCGACTCGTCTTGAGCCTCGTAGGTCACCGCAATCTTGATCGCACGGTCGGCGTCGTCGCCCTTGTAGTAGGACAGTTTTCGCGACTTCACCTTGAACATCACACCCGCAACCAGCCGGGTTTCGCCGACCTTCGGGATCGTCGCATTGCCAAGGTTGGTCCACGACGTGGAGTCGTCAGCCAGCGTGCCGAAGTCGGGCGTGCTGTCGTGCAACGCCAGAAGGTCCACGGACCCGGCAAGCGTGATTCGGCCCTTGTCGCCCAGCGTTTCGCCGTACTCGAAGGACCGCAGTTCTCGAACGTCGATGATAGCCATTAGCCGATCACCGCCAATCCGGTCGGGTCGAGCCTATCAGCGATGTCCTCCAGAGCGTCAGCCGACCGCTCTGTGTTGTCGGCCGTCTTGCGGGCGTCGTCCTTCACGTCGAGCCGAGGGTCGGCCCCGCGCATGATGTTGTTGCGGAACGCTTCGCCCTCGGACGAGCCGACGACGATGGCACGAAGTTCCTGGCTCGAGGCGCGGATCGCAGCACCGACGGCCTGGGCCACGGGCTGCGTGCCGTCTGGATTCGTTCCGCCGTTGGCAGCGTTCGCGGAGGCGTCGGCTTGAGCCTTGGCGAGAGCAGTGTCAAAGGCACCGAAGGGGTTGGTGATGTTTGCCATGCCGCTCGCAGCCAATCCATCGGCGGCGGCCCCGTACACAGCAGCTTCGGAAAACGCATCATTCGCCGCGTCCTCTAGGAACGTCGTGCCGCGGACCACGTCGCCGAACTTGTCCCAGCCCTCCGTCAGTCCGTCAGCCACCTTCATCCCGAGCCGCAGGTCAGCGGCGATGTCTGTCGCTCCAACCGCCTCTGCCATAGACGCGACGGTGGACATGACCCCCTTGATGGGAGCCATGATCATGTCCACGAGAAACTTGCCCAGCATGCCTATTACGTCCATCAGGACGGCGATGCCTTCCTGAACCGCCGACAGACCCTTCAGCAGGAACCCGAAGGCGTTCATGCCGATCTGTCCCATTGCAGCCAGCCCGGCCGACGCCAACTGCAAAACGCCGTACATGAAGGTGAACGCGCCAACTACCATTTTCAGAATGAACACAAAACCATTGGCGAGACTTGATGCGAGGCTCCAGCCGCTCGCGTTCTGGGCGAAGAAGTCCACGATCAGGGTCGCCACGGCCGTGATCGCAGGCGCGATGCCAGCCGTGAACTGGTTGATGAATCCCTGCACAAGCAGGGAAAGCCGCCCGAATGCGTCCCCCATCCCCTCGATGGCTGCCGTCTGCTCGCCGCTCATCTTCACGCCAAGGTTCGTGAGCAGCGTGTCCATCTCGCGAATGCCTTCGCCGCCTTGCCGCAGGAAGTTCAGCATCCCCTGGCCCGACCGACCGAAGATGTCGATCGCCGCCGCGGCCTGCATCTCAGGCGGCAGAGCAGCGATGCGGTCAGCAATCAAGGCGAACTGGCCAGCGGTGTCGAGACCCGCCATGTCCTGCATCGTCAGGCCGAGACCCTGAAACGCTTTCACGGCAGCCGGCGTGCCAGACGCCAGTTCGCTCGTCATGCGGGCCGTGCGACGCAGTCCGCCAGTCAGTTGCTCCTGACTCACGCCGACTTCGCCGGCCGCGTGCTGGAGAACCTGCAGCTGCCCCGCTGCCACTCCCAGTTCGGTGGCGAGATTGTGGACACCCTCGGCGTAGGCCATTGCCTTGCCGATGGCCACGAACGGGGCCGTAAGGGCAGCGATGACACCCAGCGGCAGGAGCAGGCTCTTCATCGCCCCGCTTAGGATCGCCACGCCCACCGCCGCCGTAGACGCTCCCCGGCCAAGCCCAAGAACCCCCAGCGTGGCACTGGCAAAGCCGCTGCCCATCCCGCCGGTCATCCGGCTCACCAGCCCCTGGAAGCCGCTCAACTGCTTCCCAGCGCTCGCCAGCCCGGCAGTCAGCCCGCCCGTGGACGCCGTGATCGAAACGTTGACGCGGCCGAAGTTCTTCGCCATCACCCGCCTCCGATCGCACGGAAGGCCGCCACGATCTGCTCAGGCGTCTGCGTCCGCTTCGGCACCGGCATGAAGTCGTCAGGCTTGCGACGCGGCGAACCCTTGGCACGGTGGGCGGACGCGAACTGTGACATGGCCATCGCGTCCCTCAACCACTCGTCGCCCCACGGTTCCAATTGGTAGTAGCCCATCCAGCCGTACAACTGATCGACACTCATCGAGTCCGCCAGGCCGCCAGGCTCTTCGACGTTCCAGATGCCCAGCTTCAAGGCCAGCCGGTAGAGGAACTGCAGGACCGGCTGGCGCTCTATTTTCCCGCCGCTTCCTCCACCGGATTCGCACCGAGCCCGTTGAGTTTGAACACCGCATCGACGATCCGCTGCACGGCGTCGGCGTCGAACTCGCCAATTCGCTCCTCGTCCGCCTCGGTGAACAACGCCTTGCCGTCGTCATCAACGCACGACAAAGCCACGACCTTCGCGGACACGTTCTTCAGGTTGACCGACCCGCCGACCTTGCCGCCGGTGGCGATCTCCTCGAAACGGTTCCGCATCCGGCTGGTGAACTTGGTGACCCACACCTCGGCGTCCTCGCCAAGTTCGGGCACCGGCACCTTCACCTTGGGCAGCGGACGCTTCCGCTTGAAGAACTCATCACGACTCAGAGCCATGCGCGCCTCCCTGCGTCACACCAATCAACCAAGGGCACCCGAGAGCTTGATCGTCACGGAGCCCGACTGCATGTCTTCCATCTGGGCACCAGCCTCGTAGCCGGTCATGTAGCCGAACGCCGACCACAGCGTCACGGCCGTGCCACCGTTGGCCCAGTACACGCTCACCACCTGATTGGTGGCGACGTTCGCCAGGTCGGCGACGGGCTTCACGGCAGGGTCGTGCAGCACCTCGACCGAGACTTCGCCGGGGTCGTAGATGCTCGAGGCCACGAACTCCTTGACCGACGACAGCATGTGCGTCGCATCGGCCACGGCCCGCGTAATGCCGTTGTGGTTGACGCCGGTGATCTTGTAGCCGGTCGCGGTGTGCAGCGCGGTGCCGAACGAAACGTAGGTGCCCTGTCCGATGTCAGCAGCCATGTTCAACTCTCCGAGTGTGTGATCTCGACTGTCAGGTCCGTCCGGTAAATGGGCGTCTGGTCGCCGGGGTTGGCAGGCTCTTGCTGGTCGTTTTCGTCCTTGACCGTAACGAGCCGAACCGCCGCCGTCCGCTTGAATTGTAAGGCTGCCCGCACCGCTCGCCCGAGGTTGCGGCAGTCCACCAGACGGGTCGAAATACACGACACCGTGTAAGTCGTCCGCGTGATCCCGGTCATGCCGGTCATGTGCATGTACGGCCCACGGCTGGCGTCCTGGCGGTCGATCACCAGGCACGGCATCGCCGTCCCTTGCGGAGCCTGGACGGCGTAGATCCGCGAGCCGACGGAGGCTGCGATGTCGGCCGAGACCGACAGCAGCTGCAGTAGGGATTCGTCGATGAACGTCGTGGCTGGCATCACTTCCCTTTGGCATCGCGGCGGGCGTTCTCGGCTTCAGCCTTCACCACCGCCCGGCCGAGTTCCTGAATCAGTTCGTCCCTGATCCGCGGCAGCGTCCTGTCCGCCCACTGGCCGAACTTGCCCGTGCCGGGGACGGCAGCCACCTCGGGGAAATAGGCAGCCCCGCCGCCTTCCGCCCCGATCAGAGCCACCTTGCCCATCAAGTACGGATACCGCTTGGCCATCGTCATTGGCACCCGCAGCATGGATGCGTTCTTCGGCTTGCGGACCTTCACGCCGTTTTCG